GTCGCCACTCTCCAGGCCGAACTCCTGCGGGTCCGGGCTGCCGTCTCCAGCCTCGCTAAACAGGTAATGCGACCGCGCCCGCACTTCGTTCGACGCATCCTTTTTGCCGTACGCGAAGGTGCCGCCCGTGCGGGCCGTCAGCGTGCTGTCAGCGGGCTGCACGGTCCCGCTGCCCGTTCCCACCGCCGTCCCCCCTATCGCGCCTGCTGCCTGCCCGTCAAGCGCGTCACGGACAGCGTTACGCCCCTCGCGGGTCCACTCGGTGCTGTCGGTGGTCGTGTTCACCAGCGACCAGTCGCTACGGTAGTCGCCGGACAGGCCGTGCCCACTGCCGTGCTGGCTCCCATCCGGGTGCCCCGAGATAAGACCGCTTCCGAGCGAGCGCGTGTACACCTTTACCGCCACCGCGACCGAGATGGTGTTTCGCTCGAACCGCAGGTTTTGCTGCACCCGGTCGGGCACTGTCACGAACTGCCCGTCCAGGCGCGTTACGTCCCGTCTGTTCTCGGCCACCTGGTCCGGTATTCCTCGTGCCATAATTATGCGGTGAGTTTCGTGGGCGTCCAGCACACCGTGACGGGCGTGAGTGTGCCGATAGCCAGGTCCAGGCACACGTACCCAGAGCGTGACACGGTGAACGATACGGTCTGCGTGGCGTTTGCCCCTAGCCGGATGTTCTGCTGGTCGATTACCGTGCCGTCAGCCGTGAGCGGCACCGTGGCGTCCACACCGAAGCCGTTCGGGTTCGACACGTCGGCGCTGATGGTAACGTTCTGCCCCACGTTCAGCACGTTATCCGAGTCGTCGGTGGACTGGCTACTGTACGTGAGGCCCGAGGGGTCCACGCTGGCGTCCTGCTGCGAGAACTCAACGCGCCGGCCGAATATCTCGGCGGTGCCTGCGGGCACGCTCACGCCTGCGAACGAGGTGCCCGACTCGTCGTGGACTCGGATGCCCGCCACTGGTTCCCCGTCCTCGGTGAGCCGGGCTCCCGTCAGCCCCTGCTGATTCCCGAACTGCGCCTGAAACTCCGTATAGGAGGTGAGGGTGTTTACCACGTCATCCTGGAACGACGAGTAACTGCTGTACTGGTCCTTTATTTTGTCGATGAACGCATCCACTTTGTCGCTCGGGAACCCCTCATTGAGCAGATTCTGCTCCAGTTCCGAGTAATCTGCACTGTTTGACACCAGGTTTTGGAATTTCGTCCAGGCGCCCACCGAGTCCTTGAGCCGGTCGATGTCGGCCTTGACCTCCGACAGGTTCGTCTGCGGCTCTTTCACCCCCAGCCATACCAGCCATTCCTGCGTGTCCAGCGCCATTACTCACTCGCCCCCGTCACACCGATGGTCACGAGGCCGCCCGTTCCCACGTCCACACTCCGTATCGTCCACGTGCTGGACGAAATACCCTCGGGTGGCCAGGAGATGCTGATAGCCTGCCCCACGCGCACGTCGCTGTACGCGCTGTCTGCGATGGTGAATGAGAACGCCACGTCCGTCCAGGCGTTATCTTCCAGGAACCCCTCGGCGCGTCGGCGGGCCTCGGCCTCGGTCTGAATGTTCTTGTCCACGATTTGGTCCTCGCGCACCGACAGTCCGTAGAACTGCACGCTGCTATTATCCACCGCCGTGACCTGCACGCCGCCGCTCCCTTGCACCGTGACTTTGTTCTTGATGCGGTCGCTGTCCCGGTCGAACTCGGTGCGCACTACGGGCGTGGAGGACTGGTCGATGGAGCGCGGTGCGCTCTCCCCACCGGCCGGCTCGAAGTGCAGCACGTCGTTCTGGTCCACCCACGAGGTGTACCCGTACTCGGTGGCGTACGCATCGATGACCTCCAGCACCGACTCGTCGTGGCGGCGGTTAATTGTCTCACCCACGTCCTCCACGCCGGCCGTGCTGACACTGCTGCTCCTGGAGGACAGCCTGTACGGCAGGGCCGTGGCGTAGTCGATGGCGATGGCCCGGTTCTCCGGCATCGTGCCCTTTGCCTTGAAACGGTACGTGAGGGTGCCGTCCGTGGTGGATTTCCCACCGGGGTCTATCTGCGACTCGGTTTTGGCATCCTGGCCGCTGAACTCGTACTCGCGGAAGTTCGTGTCCAGTCGGTCGAACGTCCAGATGTAATTATTCCCGGCATTATCCCGCAGGTCTAATTCCCCCGCGAACACGTCGGCCTGGTTATTCGCCATCAGGCGCGTGCTGACCCGCACCACCTGGCCGTCGCCAGGGATGGCCCTCCCCGGCACGCCCGTGTATGTGGCTTCGAACACGCCTGTGGCCCCGTTCGGGATGCCGATGGCGTATACGTCGCTGCCCATCTCCTGGAGCCGCTGTTCCGTGGCTCCCACCAGCCCAGCGTTCGGACTGGTGGCCGTCCACGGCCCGGCATCGCTGCCCTCGTGGATGGTGGTTTCGCTCTTGACGCGCGCTTGCTCGTTCACCGCGCTGCGGATTATCGCGCCGGGGTCCTTCTGGTAGAACGGGCGGTGCGCCTCTATCAGCGAGAGTTCGTACCGCTTGTCGGCCACCGTGAACTCGATTTGCCCGCTCGCGCTGCCGATGCTCGGCTTCTTCGTAATCGGCCCCTCGTACTCCAGGCTGCCGTTCTTCTCGATGCGGGCGTCCCGCGAGTAGTCGATGCTGCGGTTCGCGTCCGTATTCGCGGCCACCACGCGAGCGGTGCCGAGCGTGCCGCCCGACTCGCTCGTGGTGTCCACCGCCTGGAGCGCGTCCAGGCTGGTGCCGCCCACGATTACGTCCCAGGAGACCATCGTTACGTCACCGGGGTGTCGAACGCATCCAGTTCCAGCGTGAAGGTGTACTGCTTCTCCGGGTCTTCCTCCCGGTTCTGGTCGATGCGCACCTCGCTGATGACCACGCCGATGCTCCTGCCGTCCCACCGCAGCGTGTCCAGACCGTTACTCGCCAGGTCGCCCCACTGCTTCGCGGCCCGGCGCAGTTCCTCCACCTGGCCGTAGTCGTCGTCCGAGTACGTGCCGCTGTTCGGGTAGTCCGTGCTGTCCATGCCCCGCACCTCGCCGGTCAGTTCGTAGGACTCCTTCTCGAACAGCGGTTCCTCCCCCGCGATGGCCCCGGCCTCGGCCACGATGGTGTGGGTGATGATGTTATTCGCGTTCACGCTGGTGAGATTGTTCACTTTCAGCGTGAATACCTCGCTCCCATCGTTTTTCTCCAGTTCGACGCCTGTATTTGTCATATTGTATCACCTCACGGGCTGATGATGTTCTCCACCTCGCGGCCCAGTTCGGGCGCGAGTTCGTCGGCCAGCCGCCGGATGTCCGCCGGGGTGAGGTCCCGCAGGTCCAGCGACTGGTCCCCGATTTCGATGCGTATTTCCTCGATGGTCACACCACCGGCAGCCTGCCCTTCGCCACCGCCGGTACTGCTGCCGAATACGTCCTGCGTCACGTCGGCAGGCACTACGGCCTCGCCAGGGTGGCCGAAGAACGCGCCCGCCTTCTCGATGAACCCGCCCGTCTGAAGTTGTGGCAGGTCCAGGCTGCCGCCGCCGATGGTGGCGCTGGGAATGTCCTGGCCCGCGATACTGCCGCCGCCGATGGTCACGCTCGGGATGTCCAGGCTGCTCGGAATGGTGGCGTTAAAGGCCCCACGCAGGCGGCCGCCGAGGGCGTCCCCGAGGCTGCCGAAGATGCTGCGGATGCGCCCCGGGACGCTGCCGAGGTCGGACAGGAACGACTGCACGGCACTCCACAAGCCGGAGAACAGCCGCGTCCAGGCCCCGGCGAAGATGTCCAGCACCTGCCGAGCGTTCGACACGGCCCTGCGGATGCCCTCCTTTAGGCCACCCTCCAGGGTGCCGCGTACGAAGCCCACGATGGCTCCGCCGATGATGGCGAGCGGCCCCAGGAAGAACCCTATAAGCGAAATCATGGCGTCCCGCACCCAGCCGGGCAGCACGTTCCCCACGTAGCTCCCAAAGTTCTGAACTATGTCCAGCACGCCGGTCCACTCTAGGATGAACACGCCAGCGAGCCCTATCAGCCCCCCTATCGCCCCAGCCACGGCTATGGCCCCGCTGCTGCCGGCGGCCAGCCAGGCGACGAAGGTGGAAAGGTACCCGGAGAGGGCAGTAATCGCTCCGGACAGGCCGCCCGCGAGGTACGCCCCAAGAGTGGTTAGCCAGCCCAGGAGCGTGCCACCCACCGCCGCGAGGGTGGCCCATGTCGCGGTGAGTGACGTGGAAATGCCCAGGAGGCTGGCGATGCTGCCGCCCACGAAGAACAGCGCGGTGGACAGCAGTCCGAGCGTGCCCTGGAAGCGCGAAGTGACGCGCCGGGACCTACTGGTGCTGTCCGCGTATTGGCCCATCGACTGCGAGGACTGATTCACAGCCTCGTTCGCCTGGGTCGCCTTCTCCGCCGTCTTCCCCATCTGCTCCTGCACCTCGCCAGCCTGCGCCGCTGCGTCCGCTGCGTTTGCCACCTCCACGCTCCAGTAGATGCTGCCGAGGTTTACCATTGGTTAGCGCCCTCCAGACTGGCTCGGGGATTTCGCCCGCGCCTTCTGCGCTTCCCGCTCCTGCTGCTCCTTCTTGATGCGCTCCCACTCCTGGGCCTGTATCAGCCGCTCCTGCACCTCCTGGTGCGTCATGCCCCGGCGCGTGACTTGGTGTTCTACCACCACGGGGTCGGCATCCACCTGGCCCAGCAGGTGCAGGGCATAGGCCAGGCCCAGGCTGGCCGCCACAGCCGACAGCAGGGCCGTCTCGTACGCGAGGAACACTCCGAGGGCCAGCACACCCGCCGCCGCCAGAAGCGCGCTGCGCGGCGATACACGCCCGGCAGCGGCCGCCAGTCCTTGGGGCTGTTCCTCGTACTGATGCACCTCGCGCTCCCCCCGGATGTCCGACAGCGCGTACCCGGACTTCACGAGCGCCAGTTCAATGGCCTTTGGCCGGTGCTTGAGTACGTCCATGTCGGTGGTGTCGCCGCTCCGAACGGCCTGTCTTAGTTTTTTGCTTCCTGTTCCTCGATGTCGTCTATGGGGTCCGGCAGGTGCTGCTGTAACTGCTTCCCCAGCCGCTCGTTCAGCCCCGTCAGCCAGGTAGTTAGTTGCTCTTCGGGCACCTCGGGGTCCACCTCCGCGATTTTGGACTCGGCCACGCTGCGGTAGTACGCGCCGAAGTCCAGTTTCCCATC